TTACGTACTGTCTTCTCTGTGTATGCTTTGTTAAGTAGAGTAACTGGTATAAAATCATCTGTATCTGCAAATCTAACTTTAACGTCTGCTGATATAAAGAGCTTCTCTAAGAAGAGTGCCTCAGCATCTGATAAGTAATTAGTAAAACACTTAAACTCTTGTCCTAAGACTTCTGAGTAAACTGTGGTACCTCTGTCGTAGATGTTAACATTGTAAGATGCACTGTTATAATTCGCAGCTTCTTTAAGGTATGTATTTCTCTCTATTGTAACAGCTCTGTCATTTCTCTTTCTGAATGAGTAGTAGTCTCTAAAGCCATATGAGTTTAACCATGAGAACTGTATCTCTGGAAAGTCATTACACTCTGGTTCTATAATGTTGTATCTGTGCACATAATGCATCGGTGAATCATTAAGTCCTTGTATGCTACTAACACAACCATTAGGATATGTGTAAGCATTGGTAGCCACATAGTAATGTGTAGTTGCTACGTTTAAATTTGAATTAAGATTCTGAGGTCCTGTTCCTACTGTGATAGCCCAATATGGATATGCTACTGCAGTGCCAGATCCTGGAATTGCATTAGGTCCACCGCCATTAGCTACTGTGTTGTAGATAACATAAGGTGATCCAACTGTTGAGTTACCATTGTATTGCCATACAGTCACAGCTTCAATAGACTTATTGTTGTTAGTTGAGTATTGATTAGTTGGTGAGTTCCAATAACTAATAGTCTCAAAGTCTTCTCTAGTCACATAGTGATCATAGACTCTCATAGCACCGTTTAACCAGTTTGGTTTACCATCTGTGATCTGTGATGCTAATCTAAATGTAGTCATGTCACTGAATGGCTTACCTTGTTTAGTAACAATACTACAAGGACCTTGATTAGTTAAATCAGGTATAAACTCTGAGTTAGCATAAGGTACTTCGAAGTAGGCTTTAGTACCACCTACTGCTTTTAGTTTATTAGGATATGTAGTTAATCCACCAACAACACCACTAGTTTCATAGCCATATCTAATTTCATACTCTACTGTTTCGTTCGCAGAGTTTAAGAGTTTGTTACCATTGTAACCAATCAGTTCTACAAAGTTAGGTGATGGTGCTACAAAGTTCTGTAACATGTTCTGAATATCAAAGACTGCATTGCCTATTGAGTTAGGAGCTTGACGCACATCGCCGATGACAGCACCGCCTTTAAGTATTTGTAACACATACTTGTTTGGTAATGGTGTTATAGTACCTAGTCCTGCTAAAGTAACTGGGTTTGCACCGTATGCTTGATCGAACGGTACTGATGGTGTTTGTGTTATTGATAATGCCATATTAATTAAATTGTCTTGTTAGTTGTTCTTCTATTCTAGATGTGACCTCTGTCTTAAGATCAGCCATACTAAAGAATTGTTGTGGTTTAAGTCCTCTTTCAGCAATAGACTTTCTGACTGCAAATGGTAAGCTACCACCAATGGTCATAGATCTAAATTTAAATCTATACCCGGCGGGGATACCAAAGAAACCAGCTTCTACACCACGTGCATTGCCTGATTCTGTACCATCTACACCGTAGTTTTGAAACACACCATAGTTTAGCATACTCAGAGTCAGTGAGTCATTCTCAACTGCAAACGAGATGCTTGATCTCAAAGCACCTGTGTCTACTGGTGCATTCCTTTTCAGGTTCTCAGTAATATCAGTACCTATAGTTATTAAGATACTAGACAGATCTGTGGCTTCTTGTCCTAAGCTTTCTAGTCTTGATATGAAATCGTCTACTGTCATTAGTTATATGATTATTGTTACTCCGCTACATTGAGGAGTTATGCTGTTTACTGTAAATGATGCAACACATTCTCCTTGTGGTAATACTTGATTTAAGTTAAAGGTATGTGTGTGATCACCTGTTGCCATTGTCTGAGAACCAGTGTATACTGTACCTTCATCGCCAATTGCAGTACCATTTACTATGTAATCACATATAGCATTAGTAGGTATTGTGAATGCAGCATCTTCGAATAACTGTAAGTCGAAGTTAGAACAACCTTGTAATCTTACTTTAAGATATTGTACTATATCTGGTGTTGCAGTTGGTGTTGGTGCTACTGTAGCTGTTGGTGTTGGTTCTACTGTTGGTGTTGGCGATAGAGTTGGCACTGGTGTTGCAGTAGGATTAAGAGCCTCTTTGTTGATCGGTGCTATACAAGCATTTAAACCTTGAGGTACTTCGATAGTTAAACTAGCTGTCATACCAGCAACTGCATCTTGGAATCTCTCTTTAAATGGTGCATACGTAATGTTAGTTCTGATCACTTCAGGTAAATCTTTGAAGTCATAGTACAATGCAGCTAAGACATCATCAATGTACTGTTGACACTGTGACTGAATAGCCAAGAAGTTATTGTATGGTTGATCTGCTACTTCTCCACGTGCCATGTCCATGATGATCATGTTAAAGTTATATGTCATAGTGGTTAGAGTTCTTGTGTGCTGCGCAGGATTTAAGAACAGATATGGATAATCTGCTTGTACTGCTGAGTCACCGCTAGTGTTCTCAAACCTAGTTTTAAGATCTGATAGATCTCCGTAGCCAAAGTCTACTATCATGTAGTGTGCATTGGCAATTGTCTGTATTCTATTTACGAGTTCTTGATAATTCATTGTGTCTCTTTTGTTGCATTAGTCGGAAGTTCTCTTCCAGTTGTTTCTCTTTCTTATAAGCCATAAAGTTTAAGGCCTTCTTTAATGGTTGATCTGTTATTAGATCAAGTCGTAGTATATCATCTTCAGCTAAGTCAGCGATCACTCTGTACCAACCTTTAGCTATCTTATTAGGATCTGTCTTCTCTAGTCTCTCAGCATCTGTCTCATCCTCATCGTGTTGGTCATTGATACCAAATAAACCAGCGTACTGTCTATATGTGTGTACTCTGAACAAACTGTACTGATCTACGAGCCACATAGCCTCATCAGCCCAATCGGTGCCATCGCTAAGTATATTAACAATGGTCTCTAAGTTCTTCTCAACACCTTGTACCATATAGATGTCTAGGTCTATGAATTCACCAAATAGAATACTATTAAAGTCTCTTACTATATATGAAGATCTCTTATTCATAATCTCTATGGTGAAAGCTATAGCTAGTGTCTGACTCTCTAAAGTAGTTGTCTTTAAGAGTGAGACATCTTCGTTCAGTAGCGTTGCTATTATCTTAGGCCATTGATCAGTATCACTGAAGTCATAGCTTACTAACTGTTTCCACTGTTTGATTGTTAATCTCTCAGGTAATGCATACTTGTGTGTGTCTATAGTTATCTTAACCATACTAATAAATATAAAGGTTTAAAGGTTTGAATTACCATTTGTCTGAGTAGCTCGCGCTGCCACCTTGTGTAACGTAACTACCATAATTCTTATTTTGTAATCTGTTCCAGTTTGCTATACAGAGTGCTATAACAATATCATCATGGAACGGTGGTCGAGCAGCATATTTAACTGATCTTGTTTGTGGATTATAAGTCATCTCAAAGACTTCGAGTTCTCTGTGTAATTCAGGATATAACTCAACAGATGGTATCTTAACAGAGCCTTCATTAAATCCTAGGATTAGGCTTTCTACTATGTCTCTCTTACTTTGATTTGATGTGGTAAATCCATGACTGTCTTGATATCTCTTCTTAATTCCTTCTAAGACTACTGTTCCCATTGAGTTGGTCTCTATCATTAGGGTTGCACGATACCTCTGAGCTAACTGTATTATCTTGGTGCTCATATCTTCCCATTCTTTATGGTTATCTCGGTATATTTCTACGACAGCACCAGTAGAGTCCATTACAACTGCTACAGTGTAGTCACCTGTTTGAGCAAGATCGACACCTATGTAACATTTACCTACTGCTTTAGGAAATCTAGAGAAAGCTGTATGATTAAAGTTTTGAAAGACTTGTGATTCTCCTTCTAAGAATTCTCCTAAATACTCTGCTCTAAAGATGGCATCTGGTAAAGATCTTTTAGCTGCTGCTATTTCTTCTTTGTCTATATAAGGATTATCATATTGTTCCATGCGGACTGATGTATGCGTAGGATAGTTTGAGTCTTGACCTAATTGAAACATCTCATAGAACCAAGATTGACGACCACGAGGTGTAGAGAATAAGACTACCTTTTTACCATGTACTAGAGCAGTTGGTTGGATAGCTCTCTTCCATGCATCTTCTGTTTGGTATGCTGCTTCATCTAAGAACAGATAATCAAATGTATAACCTCTTAAACCATCTTCTCTCTCTGATGATCTGAAATATATTTTGGATCCTGTCTTTAATTTAATCTCATGGTTTGAGAAATTGGTTGCTTCTACTATACCACTATCTTTAATAGCTTCGTATAGATCTTCCATTAGTTTTCTTGCTTGTTGATAGATTGGTGCTATGACGCCGATTTTGCAACCTTTGGTGTTTATCCCATAATAAAGTAATAGATTAACTAAGAGTAATGATTTACCTTGTTGACGCGGAGAAACCACAGTAACATACTTTTCAGTACCGTTTACTATGGCATCTATAACTCTTTGTTGGCCTTTATGTGGTCTAAATCCTAATACTTGCATTAAATGTCTTGAATGTCTGTATCAATTTCCGTACCATCAGTTAACTGGATTCTCTCTGCTGAATCTAATGCAGGTCCAAAATTGAATGTAATCTGTTTAAATAGATCTTGACCATCAGCTCCTGTTACTTCCGTACGTGCTAAGACTGGTACAAATCTTTCTGATAACTTAATGATTAAATCCATTGCTTTAGCTGGATCATCAGCTGCTATTTGATTTAACCATCTAGCCATGTTAGGTAAATTGTTTTCTACTAATAAAGCAAAAGCTTCTTTCATCTGTTTAGTAGAATTGTTAGGACTTCCTAGTCTACCGTTTCTATTAATCCTCGGATCGTTCTTTTCGAATGGCATCTTTCTTGAGTGTGTTTTTATATTTAGTTAATGCGGATTTTGCAACTGTTAAGCTGCTAGCCATGATTTTAAATTCATGTGGACAATACTGATCACTTAATTGTAACTGGCCTTTCTGTGTTTTGTAAACGTAAAATGTTTTCATTTCTTTATTGGTTTGTTTCATATCCTTCGTATGCTTGTCTTACTGCTGATATAGTAGCTCTTAAACAAGCTCCACATCCATTAGGTTTTTTGTTTTCTCCAGTAATATCATTGTAAATACCATATAAGATTTGACTGTCTCCAGGTTCTAGTCTTGTTGATACGTACATTATGTTGTGTTTGGCTTTTAACCAATTGTACTGGTTTTCTGTTAAGTGTTTAACTTCTTTTCTCATATTTATAGTTTATGTAATTGTATATCGATTAGTTCAGCGAGCACAGCAGCAATACTAGCCATAAATATAGCATTGATTCCAAATGGAATAACTGATACACCAAATGTGAACCAGAATGTGCTGCACATCACACAATTAAATGGCTTCATATCTATATTAAAATACTGTAAGAACTGTTTGTAGTACTCGAATGTGTGTACTATAGGCATTAGGCATCCCATACCTAAGATTGTAAAGATAATGTTAGAACTCATAATTAATGTTTTGTATTTTTAATTGTGCTTTAATATATGTGATAGCTTCTTTAACTGCATGACTAATACTATTGCGTGGTATTCCTGTTCTTTTAGATAGAATACTGTAGTTTGGTGTTTCAAGATACATGTTGAATAACTGTGCACGATACCAAAGTTCTGTCTTATCTGAAGCCATATCTTCTAAGATACCTTGTATACATCCAATAAAGTAATCTAACTCTACATCGTATGTTGTATCTATGGATTCTATTTGCTCTTCTGATGTTATTGGGTGCATTCTATTCTTCTGACGATATATTCTATGGTATTCTGAAGTTGAGCTGTTGAATGATCTCCAAATGATTCCTGAGATGAAATTCATACCTCTATTGGTATCTACTAACTCTTGACCTCTTTCATGTGTCATAAACGACTCAATGGCAAAGTGACCTACGTCTTCATACTCTGATGAACCTTTGCAGATCTTCTTTGCCATTAACATTATCTTTTCATAATGTGTACTTATAAATGTATTCAAATTAAGTTTATGTCTTTTTATTGATCTAGTTTAAGGTCTTCGTATTTGTCTCTTAACGCTTGTCGATCTTTAACTTTAACATAGCTTGAAGCCTCACGTGATAACTGAAAGATTTTCATACCAAATGTATTAGTAGTCCATGATGAATTATGATCTTCACCTACTATAAAGTTAGAGTTCAAACAACCTAGTAAATACATCCATACCATTTTAGATCTTTCTTCTTTTAGTTCTACATGTATGCCATTACCAAGTTTGATATTCTTTTTACGTCTATAACCTTGAGGTTTATCAAATTCAAATACTATGGTTGCATCTAATAGATCTCCGACTTGCATGTTATCTTCAATTTGTGGTACAGATCTAAGCCATTCAATTATGCCTTGAGGTACTCTATTACACATCTTACTCACATCATCTCTAGATATGTAGTATTGTGTATCGAATCCATGTATTTCACATACTCTATAACAAAAAGCTATAAATGTATTAATACCTTCATCTTCTATTCCTATTGCCCAGTCTGGTACTTTGATTTCCATATCATTTGTTGTTTAAGTATATATTCGTATTTTTAAATATCTAGATTTTTTAACCATAAATCAATATCATCTGTTGTAACATCTGTTACTGGTACTGTGACTTTAGTTCCAGCTTTATCTTCGTATTCAAATTTATATTTTTCTGAATCTGTTGATGTTAACTCTGAAAGAATATTATAAACTCTATCTATAATAGTTTCATTTATATTATATCTAATTGATCCTGGTCCGGCACTTGGTATTCTAGCATATTTACCTAAGTCTATTATAAATGAATCTGTATCTCGTTCAATTTTAACGTGTCCAGAGCTCTTGAATTGATTTACTAATTGATCTATAGTCAATGCTGGGAATAATTGATTCAGGAGTTCCTGTGTGATTCTGTTATTGTTTTGTATTCTAACTACACTTGCTAATACCTTTAAGGCTATTAATTTCTTAAAATTTTGTTTACTAATTGGTGTATCGTAAACCTGATTATAATTAATATCTACCGATAAGTATTCATCACTGATATTATAGACAAAACTTTCTTCTGTCGGAATACTAGGAGGTACAACGTATTCTTCAGGATTGTTTCTTATATCTTCTATTTGACTTTCTCTACTTAAAGCTTGTTGGTTACCATCTACTATTAGTGCAGAATATACAGTATTAGTAGGAAATAGTTGCATATAAATTTTAAATTGTTCTTTGTTCATCTTATTTTTAATTATTTATTAATTGTTGTACATCTGTGAAATGGTCTGTTGATCTTAAGTTAGTATCTTCTACAACTATTATAAAACACATTTCTTGTAGTCGATCCCAAACTCTATTTCCATATCTTTCTTTTAAACCCTTTGGTCCAACATTAGTAGTAAAACATGGTTTAATACCTTTAGTATACCATTCTTGTATTAGGTATTCTATAACATCTAGTTTAGATCCATAATAATTTCCTACTATTTCTGTTCCTATATCATCTACGCATTCTATTCGTGGGCATGCCACACTTTTAAAGTCATTCATAAAATCATTAATACCTAATTTATTAAATGATTTAACAATATCATGTGTAGTTACTAATCCATTATATGGTCTTCCATCTTTATGTGTACCTTTAAATACATCTTTAAACAAGGTTGTTTTACCTATACCAACTTCACCAATTAATAATATACCTTTTTTAGGATATGGTAATGCTTTCCACTTTTCAATAAAGTCTGCTGTTTCTTTTCTGTTTAGACTTGGTAGTCCTGATTCTGTTTTTTTCATAATTTTTTAGTAATTGTTATCGTAATCTTTAGTACCAGTTATATCTTTGGGTTTAGATTTGGTTTCTCTTTTCTTAAGTTCTATATCCAAGAATTGTTTACCTTCAATATAGTTTCTTAAGTTATGATGATATCCAGACCATGCTTTAGAATATCGATCTAGATTTTTTAATGATAATATCTTTTCTTCTTTAGAAAGTTGCTTTATAGCTTTTAATATAGGTGTTCTAGATCCAACATTACCAGGATATTTTTCAATAACTTTATTCAAAAGTTTTTCATCACCAGATATATTATTAGTTATATTATTATTACTTATATTATTATCTTTACTCGTTTGAGTAATAGCCCTATTATCATTTTGATTAACAGCCCTATTAACATTTTGATTAATACCTATTAACGAATCGGCTAAATATATTCTACGTTCTTTAACAGTTTTTTGATCTTCAGCATATATTAAATTGGTATTAATCACGCCTAATTTAACTAAATCTGATACGTATGAACTAACAGTAGATTTTGATTCAACTTTAACTAATTTAGCTAAATGATCATTTGTAGCCCAACAATATCCTTTTTGTCTACATAGAGATGTTATATGACCATATAATAATTTGGCTTTATCTTTGATTTCAGCATCATATACAGTAGCTGGTATTATCATATAAAATGATTGTTCTTCCATAATTTTTACTTTTTTTAAAAGCAGAGCTATACGCCCTGCTTATATGTTTTTCTTTGCAATATACTTTTTATAGTTTGCTTCGATACTCCGAACTTAGTAGCTAAAAAATTCTGTGTAGCTCCTTGATCATAGTACTCTCGGATTTTAGCTGCATGATACAAGCTAAGTTTCCTTGGTTGCCATTCTCTATCCATGATTAGCAGCTCTTTGATTCCATCCGTAAACTACTCGTTTAACAGATGATGTTGATCTTTGCATAAATCTTGCGATTTGTTCGAATGTGTAGCCTTGAGTTCTGTATTGAAGAATCATTGCTTTTTCAGTTTCATTCATAAAACTGTGTCCATTTGGTCTTTCCATGTTGTTTAATTTTTATTTGTTTATACTTGTTATACAAACCATAAATAAATTGTTTCATTTGATTTATTTGGTTCTTAATATATATCAAAGTATTTTGAGAGAAAAGTCATATTCACACATTTATGTAAATTATTTTGAAACAATATAAAATATGCTGGTATAAATAGTATCAACAGCCAAAGCACTGCTTCGCTGAGGCACTCTTAAAGTTTTAAAACATTTCCAAAAAAGAGGTTGATATATAATAAGAGCATATATTTTTCATAGTTTTATATGTTTTATTTTTTATTATTTTTTACTTTTAATACCGGTGTTTACTTGATCGTTCACCGGTATTTTTTTGCTTAGTAGTGAACAAAAAAAGAACCCCTTACTAAAATGGCTAAAGTAAGGGGTTCGTGCCTAAAAATATATTAGTAGAAATTATGAGAAACTACCAATAAGTTATATATCTTTTTTAATTATGCGATAGTCACTGAATCAATCCAAACATAAGGACTGCTCCATGCAACATCAGCTACTATACAAAATTGAATGTATGTACCTATTAATCTTGCTGCTGTATCAGCTGCTATTGTATAAGTAACAGTAGTCCAATTGGCAGTTACTGCAGTTGTTTGTGTAAATATACCTGGATATAATGATGGATTAAATTCACCATTATTTAATAATTGCCATTTAACATTAAATGAACTTGCACTTTTATATCTAATTGATATAGTTTTAGCAGTACCATCTGAAATGTATAAAGATTTAACAGGTATAGCAGGTGTGTCAGTACCGTCTGTAAATACTGATCTATTTACTCTATATGAATTTGTTCCAGTTTCATATACAGTTGGATCTGCAAATACTATAGAACCTGATCCATAATATTGTTTTTCACCTTCTATATCTAAAATAGGAGCAAAAGTAGTCAATCCCCAATCAGCAGTTAAACCTACTGCTGTTTGTAAACCCCATGTATCTACATTTTCAGTAGGAGCTATTATTTGAACATTAGCATCGGGATATTGTTTTAAGTTAATAGCACGTGCACCGGGTCCTGCAATATTTCCTAGTTTTTCTATATTTTTAAGTATAATATTTCCAAAAGATGTTAATGTAACTATTTGTGGCGCAGCATTAGATCCAGTAAAAGTAGGATACCAATTTAAAATTTCTAAGAAACATCTTTGTAAATATACTGTGATAGTTGTACCAGTACTTTGAGCTTTAGTCCATAGATTATTAATTTTAGCAAACATCATAGATGTACTACTAGTACCAGATATTAATCTAAATCCATTATTATAAAAATTATTAATTACAATTGGTGCTATACTTGCACTATTAGTATTTGCAATAGTTGAAAACCCTGCTGATGTATTTATATAAAGGTTACAACCATTTGCGTGGGCTGCAGAGTTATTATTAAATTGAAATGTTCCAGTTGCTGTATATACATCACCGTATATAGCTGGTGCACCACTACCATTAACTATTCCACTTAAACCAGTTACTCCACTAAAACCAAATTTATTAATACTTAAACCTACCATATTACCAACAGTATTTCTTAATGCTGTACCAGAAAGAGCTGTAGCACTATTTTGTACAAACCAAGTTACACCATCTTGTGCAGTAAATCCTGCATTCCAACCACCTTCTAATTTAATACCAGTTTTATTTAAACCATTTAAATCATCAAGGTTTACACCAGTAGCTGTTGTATAATATGTATTAGTAGTTACTTTCTCAATACCACCTACTGCAGTACCATTTTCCCATGCATTACTTGCTAAAGTAATGGTAGTTGATGTAATAGATCTAACTTTGTAGAAACATGTTCTACCACCCCAATCTGGATCAGTAACTGTAAATACTGTACCTGATGGTAAATCAGCAGTCATATCTCTTGAAGTAGTTACTGTAGCAGAGTTTAATCCAAACGTTAATGTTCCAGCTACTGAAGTATATCCAGAACCGGCTACTCTAATTGTATCATCATTTGCAGCTACTGTAACTGCTTTAGCTATTGTTTTGTATGGTAATGCAATAGTACCGTCTCCAGTAGTATCATTACCATTTATATTATCTGTATACCATGTTGCCATATTGTAATAATTTGTTTTTAATATTTATATTATATTGATTGTTATTTAAATTTTGTATCAAAGCCTGAAGTAAACCAAACTGATTCACCAGCATTTTCATTATATGAAACATGTTGAGATAAACCTTTTGCTAACCAATTAGTGGTTACACCTGGTTCAGTTACTGTTATATAATTGATTTTTGTTCTAGTATCTGAGGAACCTACTTTAGATGCTGTTAGAGCAACTGTATATGTACCCGCAGTATTATATGATATAGTAGGATTCTGATCTGTGGCTGTAGCTGGTGTGCCTCCAGTGAATGACCAAGACCAATTAGTTGGTGTACCTGTTGAAGTATCTTCAAAATCTACTGATCCATTTACAGTAACAGTAGTTACATTACTTGTAAAGTCTGCTACTACAGGAACAACTGGTGTAGGTGTAGGAGTAGGAGTCGGTGGTGTTGGTGTTGGACCTGGACTTCCAGCAAATGCTAAAGCCATCCACCATGTACCTCCAGTTGGATATGTAATACCATAATAGTTTGCTAATGCAATAGTCCATGAACCGTTTAATGGTTGTGTAATACCAAAATGATTACATAGTGCAACTAACCAACTATCATCAACTGATTCTGTTACACCTAAATACTCACAAAATGCTTGTAAGTATGAACCATTTACAGGTTCTGTTACATTACCACTAGATTGTGTGTATACGTATTGTGCAACTGCACTTGAAATATCGTTATTAATAATAGCCATATATGTTTAAATATAAATTTATTGTTGGGTGTCTCCGTTTCTAGCTTTTAATAGTCTATCTACGACATCGACAACCATTTGAGATCCGATATAAGCTGTTGAAACTATTACCCAATCTCCTGATGTTAAGTTACCTGAAAATAATCCAAATGATCCAACAGCAAATACAACCAGTTTTCTACTGATGTACTTGTTTATTATTTGATCTAGATTCTTTCTCATTTGAAAGGTAAACTTTTAATTTTTTAATGTTAGCTTTAGTGCTCTTAGTAGCAACCGCCACAATCGGGGTTACAGTTTGATCCGCATTCTGCATAAATCCAAAGGTTATTTCTTCTGTTATAGTTTCTTGTATCTGTTTGTAAACCACTAAAATAAGCATTAGTTAAGTTTTTTGGCATACCATTTCCAGTCCATGTTAACCACAATTGGAACATGTTTGGATGTTGGATTAAGAATTCTTTCATTCTTTTGTCATAAAACTGTGCATTTTCCATAGTAGCTTCTCTAAGATACTGTAATTCTTGCAAACTAGTAGGTTGAGTTTCCTCAGAGGTACCATTTAAGATACCTTTTTCTACCATTTTATATTTCAAATTAGGTAACAACAAGTACAATGCATATTGCATTAGAGTTGGACCTACATAATCTTTAAGGAACATCTCTTCATCTGCTGTTAAATCATTTAAATAAACACCTTCTTTAAGTCTATTAAAGAATTTAGTACCAAGAGTATCTTGAATATAAATCTCTTGCGCATTTAATATAGATGGAGTTAGTACATCAATTCGAATATTTTGATCGAGAGATGTCCATTGCTTCATTCTTTGTTCTGATACTAGTAATACACTTTCCATTATGCTTGTGGTTGATTATTTATGTTTTGATCTTCTGGTACATCAGGTAGATTTGTTTCCTGAACCATTTCATCTTTTGGTGTTTCTACAATCTTATTAGGTATAACACATATTTTAACATTCCATCCAGCTAATTTAAGAATATAACCAAATGAAGTTACGATCTTTTTACGTTTAGGTTCAATTACTGTACCTTCAAAGTGTGCATATGCAACTAAGATTTCGTCAGCCACAGAACTAAATCCAGTGCTGTCCTTGATACCTAATAATGCAGGCGATGTAATTCTATGTGCAGTCAAAATACGTGAAGAGATGCGCTCTTCTAGTGACAGGTAGTATGCATCATTAGCTGCTGTAATTGGTGTAACTTCTGGTGCTGTATCTGCATCCGAGAATGATAAAAAGAATCTACCAGCATTTTCTTCACCAGCAAATGTGTCATTAATTTCTTTGTAAACTTCTCTTCTAGCTTCTGGTGTTGGAATACCATTTCTAAATGATATAAACAATGAAGGTGCTAAACCTGAAGTTATGTTATTGATATGGAATCTAGATACTTTTGCATCTAAGTTAATATCATTTAATGCAGCAACATAAGCAGGTAATGGATAATAATCATTACCCGGAGTATAATTGTAATAATAAAATATTTGAGACGCATCATCGCCTTTATTTTCTGTCGGATCAAACGCCTTATATCTTTTTTCAGGATACTTTCTTAAATCAGCCCAATTTGTTGAGTAGTAATATGAATCGATTACATCATCTTCATCCATTTTACCAGATCTAACGTTGTTAAATGGTAAGTGATAAATCTCAGCAATACCAGTTCTTTCTTTATTCCAGATCACATTTAAACTGTATCCCTGATACAATGTGTAATCTAATGATATCTTCTCAAAGATATCATCAATAGTCTCACCCTTAGTGTTAATGTACTCATTACCGATTCTGTCAATACCTTCACCGAAGATACCATCTTTAATTGCTTCAATACATGTGTGATGCATTGCTGAACTATCATAAAGTTCAATTAGTTTATCAGTAAATAAGTTTAATTCACCATAGAAGACATAATCTTTGTTTCTAACTTCTTTGATAAGAGGTAAAGCTGGAGCTGCGAAAGAAGCTGCCATTAATGGATACTTGTCTGCTCTAGTCTTGTTTTCTGTTTCTTTTGCCATGTTTAATGTTTAATATTGTGGTCTATAGTATACTGCAGATTCTCTGTTTTCAGTTACTACTCCTGAGTTATATTCTAATGTATTTATCGAACCTCCTGGCTCGCAGATGATTTTAGCTAAACCTTCTTCAAAGATGTTGGATCCACTAGCAATTGTGTAGTAATAAACTCCATTTTTGTGTTGATCTTGAAAGTCTACACCAAAATCTACGCTTAATTCAGTATATCTAGCATTTTGTGATATTAAAACTGCTGGATATGTTTCTGGTACTTTACCATACTGTGAAGTTAAGATAAATTCAAGATCTCCTGTAATTTCTACATTATTAGAATAAATTAACTCAGTTTGGTCGTTAATATAGATTGTCATAAATTTATGTATGTTTCTATCTATAAATATAAAATCAACTTAAGTTGTAACGATGAAACAGTTTTACGCAACTAACATATAATAAATGTAAGTTTTGCTAGAGGGAAGATTAGGTGGAAAGAATACATAACATATGATACAATACGGTGAACATAAAGTAGACGATATCTTGCCTATTCAAGGTTTAAAAGATATTAGATTTCAAAAATGGTTAAGAGAAATACTCAAATTAAATTGGACTGGTTATGATCTTTGGCTATATGGAGGAATCTTAGAGAATAGAACAACTGCAGATATTGATGGGTGCATCATAGGTGAACCCAATCGACTTAAAATACAATATCTATTAGATAACATAGTTAGAATTAGTTTTGAATTACAGATATGGCCAGATATCCAATACAATATGACTGGTGAAGTCTATGATCCTATTATTGATAAAGAGAAAACTATCACATATGCTTATTATAGAAGGTTTCTAAACTACAAAGGTTTAGAAGTTAATAGAGGTGAATATAAAGATGGTTGGATTCAAAAGACTACAACTTGGCCACAATCAAAAGAATCTAAACAACCTCAACATCCTATCAAATTAATATAAAAAAAGCCTCTAATTTCTTAGAGGCTTTTAAGTTTAATGTTGTTATAGATTATGCTTCTACAATTGTACCAGTTACCTCGTACATAGGAGCTTTTTCCATTCCACCGATTACGATTTCGTATCCATTTCTGTCAGCGTATGCAACACCTGATACTGAAGTACCTGATGTCATAAATGCACCTCTTTCGATTCCGATTGACCAGTATTTACCATTAGCGTCTTTAGCTACAGCAACCATTGAAGTTGCTTCTGCCATTAACAATAATTGGTTACGTTTTTCAGCACTCATTTTATTGAATACCATTGTCAATTGTTGATCGTATGTTACTGTACCATTCTCTTGTGTAGGAGTGATAGTTTCAGTTAAACTTGAAGTTTGTCTTGGAGTTTCGAAAACGAAGAAATCGGCTGCTACTAGTGGAGAACCACCAACGTTAATCGCTGTGATTACACCTGCTGCTTCTGTGATAGATGAAACTGGTCCATTAGCGATAAAGATTTTTTCAATACCACCTTGAGCGTCGTTACAGTCTAACGTGAAACCTGCTGTTAAATTACTACATGCCATGTTGTTCTTTGTTTATTTTTATAATAGACTAGAGACCGAAGCCTCTAGTCATTGTTAATTTAATTATGCTAATCCGTTTGTAGCGAATAGGTTAACTTCACCTACTCCAACTCCAAGTCTCCAAGCAGCTCTGAATTTCATAACATCATTTGCTTGGTCGTAGAAGAATACGAAGTTATCTAATTCATCTTCTAAACCTGTAGCAGCAATGATCATTTTAGAAGGACCTGCGAATACGTAGTTAGATCCAACTAATCCTGAACTCATAACGATTTTACAGTTAGTTCCTGGTAAGATCATGATCTCATTTCCTTCAACTGAAGGGAAGTGATACAAGTTTTGAGCAACTAAAGCTCTAACTAAAGTTCTGTAGTTAACTGGAGAAACAACCATGATTAAGTCATCTCTGTTGATTACAGCTTCGTCGATTGCATCATAGATGTTCAATGCTTGCTCTACTGCGTTAGCAACAGTCCAAGCTGCTGGAGTACCTAACGCGATGTTAGCTCCGTTTGCAACTGTGATGATGTCTTTAAGACCATCAGTAGTTCCAAATCCATTGATCAAGAATCCTTCGTTGTATTTAGCCAATTTGTCAACATAAGATTGAGAAATTACTTCTTCGAAAGGAATGAAGTCGTTACCAGTACCTGCATTCATGAATGCTGATTGGTATACTGATCTTAAGTCCTCTGGACATAATTCAGTTTTTGATTGTAATGATTCGATAGTTACAGGAACTTGAGTGTAAGTTACTTCACCATCTGAAGTCCAACCACAAGATAATGCTGAAACTGGTAAGTCTGCATCAACCAAGTTGATTGTAAATGTACCGCTTGTGAATCCTGTTCTCAAGTCTAAGTACTGCAATAAGTCTGTCTTTAATACAACTTTAGCAACCAAATCCATAGATAATTGGTCAGTATAAGCTGGTAAAGCACTAGTGTTAAATCCGTATGCCATGATTTTTGTTTGTTTTTTTAGTTTTTAAATGATTTGCGCATGTTTGCTAAATGAATTGCTCTAGCATCCGATTTTGCGTTTTTATCTGCTAATACCTCAGCAAATGTGTTTTTGATTTTAGTAGTAGCTGGTTCAGCAGCCATTTTCTCAAATCTTTTTGATAAAGCAACTACTTCTTCTTTAAGTACTGCAATCTCTTCTGTGAAAGGTGCAATCAATTCAGCAATTCCTGCTAATAGATCTTCTGTCACTGGTGCTAATTCGTCTGCAACTTCAGTTGAAACTTCAACTTCTTCCATTGCAACTTCTTCTGCTGGTGCAGCTTCAACTACTTCAGTAATTTCTCCATTTTCACCAACTGTGATGATTTTACCATCAGTGGTTTCATGTTTTCCTGCAGGTGCGAAAGGATCTTCAGATACACCTTCACCAGCTCTTACGAATAAGATTGCTCCTGGTACGAATTCACCTTCAGAGTATACTTCCGTTCCGTCAACTAAAGTTGCTTCTGCGAAATTAAATTGGGCACCCAACATCACTTTCAATTTTCTTATAACATTTGTTACATTCATATTATATTGAGTTTGTTTTGGTTATTGTAAAACAATTTGTCTTACTAGATTAAATATAGATTGTATGCAAACTGACAAAAGCGCAAACTTTCGTATGCGCTCATAGTTGATTCGATAACCAAGTGTTTATTCTTGGTTATCTTTTCCTTTATTAGCAGATCTAATTCTAATTAGATTTAGTATAATACCTGTAACTAATAAAGCTACTGTTAGTATCGCTTGAGCGTTGGCTAAATATGCGCCAATACCTACATAACCTACTAGGTTAGCTGCATGATCTTTCATGTTATCCATTCTTATTTGTCATTCTTTCGATAAATTGGCCAGCGATAGAAAAACCATTTAGCTTTCCTTCTTTAATCTGTTTCCAAGTATCTTCGTTATTAATTTTGTATGAAACATACCAATCTCCTTTAGAAGCTTTAAAACCTAAAGCTGCTGATTTATCCATTTCAGGATCTTCTACGATCCATGATTCGATTAAAGTGTTATCTTCATTAGGATCCATTGAGTGATTGATATCTGTCATATGTTGTTTGTGTTCTCTTAAGAATTTCTCAGATAGTTTCTTTACTGTTTCATCTGTAAAATAAACATGAAATACCTCACCAGTCTTTTCGTCTTTACGAGGTATCATTTGAAATGGTCTCATTGCTGGTCCTGTGATGATTTGTTTGTCATCATCTGCAGCAAATTTAAAATCATTTGATAATCTAGCATTGTTTCTTACATATCCAGTTGGACTAGGTTCTGAGCTGTTGTTAGACTCACCAGCTAATCCAGTTGCAGGTCCTTCAGATATTACTATGTTTCTACCACCTGCTGATCTGAATACTCTAAGTTGTTCCCAGTAATGTTGGCAGTTAACTCCGCCTTTATAATCAAAGACACTGTAGAAATTCGAACCGTTAGGTCCAAATCCAAAGTTAACACCGTCCATTAAACTGATTTCATTACGAGTATAAATCTTTCCTAATGCAAGTAAAGCACGACAGAAGTTTCTTTCTGCTGATGGTCCAACATAACGATAAGAAGCTTCAGGTACTTGTTGTGCTCCTGATGCACTTATTTGTCCTAATACATCTAGAGCATCGATACCTTTTAAGAATTCTGAAATAGTTTCAAAGTTTTCTTTAGCAAGACTTACATAAGTAGTTGTCTTAATATCAAGTACTTCACCTACTTCAGGTTTAGATGCAAATTCTAAAATAGCATTCTGATATGTTTCTAAGTCTACTACTTTTGGTTTTAAACCACCAATCTCATCTGTGTATTTAGGTAAACTATCTACATTGTTTTCAAAACTACCATAACAGATTGCTGCAGCTTCATCTTGATCATATCCTTCTTTAATAAGTTGAGGTATGCATCGACCAACGTAGTCATCTTCAGATTCTCCTGGTATTTTGTTAACAAATTGATGTGCAGCGAATGCGGCCCAATTGATGCCAATCGCCGGACGATCTACTAAACTCATGATTTCTATACCAACGTCTTCGAATTCTACGTCATCGACTTCAACTTGAAGTTCTATAATTTTATTAATTTTGCTCATGTCTTATCTATCTAATTATAACCTAGCAAGGTCTGTTATTTTTCTATCAGCTTCTTGTTGACTTGTCATCTGACTAGAAACTACGTATGCTTGAACTACAGTACCACCAGTTGAACCTTGTTGGTTTCCTAATGTTATCTGATTCTGTACATTTTGACCTTCTGCAGCAGCTCCAATTGCAGCTGTAGGATCATATGATGGTGGTGCTGGTACTGATGGTACTGCTCCTGCGCTTCCACCTCCGCCACCACCTGGTGTTTTAGTACTTAAGATCTTTTTAACATTCATAATACCTGCAGCCACAGCTACACCCGCAGCAATTGGTGCTAAAACTGGTCCAACGATTGGTACACCAACTACAGAACTATAAGCTGCTGTAGCTGAGGTATACGTATCTATGGTAGCTTGAGCAACAGCGGCAGCTTTACCTACAGCAGAACCTTCACCTACTAAGTCAATAACAGATCCAAGTACTTGACTTGTTGCATTTAATGCATTGTTAATGTCTTCTTTTCGTAGTTTCTTTTTGAAGTCTGCTTCTTCTTTAGCTAACTTTTTAGCTTTATCTGTATAAGATTGATTGATAGAAGCAATTTGATCAGCAGTTGCACCAGCTAGTGTAACTTTCTCAAGATCTGCTTGTCTCTGAATCTCTAATTCTTGTCTAGCTTTTTCAAAAGTATCTTCAATTGCATCTAACTTTTGTTGTTGTAAGATACCATCGATAACTGCTTTGTTTTCAGCAGCTTTAGCTTCTTCAGCTTTTCTCTTCTCTTCTTCAGCTTTCTTCTTTTCTTCTTCTTGTTTAGCAAAGTCATCTTTAATGGCTTTTTCTTTTTGTTGATAGTTTAGATCTAATGCTAATAATAATTCATTACTAGCTTTTTTATCTTCAAGCTCTTGTCTTTTAGTTTGTCTTTCTAATTCTAAAAGAGCTAAAGCTTTAGCTTGTTTATCAGTAATGTTTTCTGCTTGTAATCTTGCAAGTTCTGCAAGTAACTCTTTTTCAAGTGCTAAACGAGCAGCAGCCTCTTCTTTATTCTTTGCAGCTGCAGCATCACCAGCTTTCTTATTTGCATCTCTACCTTGAAGGATATAACCATCACGAGTATTCTTTAATTTAAGTAAACCATCTTCAACTTCTTTTTGAGTTTTATCTGATTCTTCTTTTGCACTCTCAGGATCAAAGATTAAACCAGCAATACCACCACTGAACTTCTCTTCAAAGTTAGTACCTTTTTCAAGTACACCTACTTTAGCAAGACCAGCTGTTAAGGTATCAACTGCTTTTAATAAAATGGTAACAGGAGCCATTAAGAATCTAATAACGTTCTGTGCAATATCAGCATTACGTTTCAATGCAGCTTGTTGAGACTCTGCTTGTTGTTTTTGCATAGTCAATTGAGTCTCCATTGAAGCAATGGTCTCATTTGTTTGCTGTATTTTAAGGTCTCTAATCTCTTTCTCTGACTTACCACTAAGCTTTAATGAGTTCTCAGAGCCTAATGTAGCATCTAAATTAGCTTGATTTGCAGCAACAGTAGCTTTAGTATCTTCTAATAATTGCTTTTGTTCACTAGAAACACCACTAATTGCACCTACAATGTCATCCCAATAGGCAGCAATAAGTCCTAAAGCTACAACAATAGCTCCAATACCTGTTGCAATTAAGGCTTTACCCATTGCATTAGCACCCATTACAGCAGATTTAAACGAAGTAATAGCTGAAGTACCTAATTGTTTGATACCACCACCAACTTCTTTGATCTGTGTACCTAATCCACCGAAGGCTTCATTAAGAATCTCAGTAGAGGCTTCCATATTTTTAGAGGCTTCTTCACTGGATTTACCAACTTGCTTAGCCGCATCACCAACATTGTTGACGGTTTTCTCAGTCTTCTTAGATTGAGTCTCAACTCCTTTTAGTGCTGTCTGTAATTCTTCAACCGAAGAGACACTTTGTTGTATCCCTTCGATTTCGAATATTATTTTAACTTCTTCTGCCATACTTATAAATATAAATTACTTTGACTTTGAACTATTAACATATAGTTGAAGTCGCATGCGGTGCATTACTTGTCCAACTTAGAATTTGTGTTGCACAGAAACTAATTTCAGAATAACCACCAGCAGCAGGTCCATCGTAGTATGCTGACATTCCAAGACCATCACAATCTAAATAATCAACGTAACCTACATCGTAACCACCCATTGTGTATTTAATACATGAATTAAGTGAACAGTATTCTATGTTATGAATACCACCGACTGTATCAATTTGGATTGCAACTACTGGTTGTGTATTAGTTGAATAATCTTGTGCAATACTGTACCATTTATCTTGACCATTATATGGGTTTTGCATTCCTGGATCTGAGTACATAATATAACCTGGTTGTAAATCTTGAGCTAATGAAGCTTGAGCACAATAAATTGGATATTTATGTAATGTTGCACAAATTGGTTCGTATGTTCCAGTTCCTTGTTTTCTATTAGAAATGAATTCACCTTCAGGTAAACCTAAACATGAGTTACAGTTTTCATATGCTGCAATAGGTGATGGGAAGTTACCAGATGTGATAGTTTCTTCAACAACAGACCAACATCCTTTTAAAGAATCTAATGCATACACATCACCTATGTTTAATGGGTAAGTATATTCAATAATCTCTTGATCTAAGGGATTAGAACAATTTTGAACTACATAATATCTCTTAGCAAGAGGTGTTGGTGTTGGTGGCACAGCAGTTGGTGTCGGAGCTGGTGTAGCTGTCGGACCAGGTGTTGGCGTAGGTACCAAAGGATTCTGATAAGACAAGTATTGTGAAGTACTTGAGTTACTTTGAATTGCATATGCACCTCTTAAGATGTAATAATCATTAGCACCTAATGTAAGAGATTGACGATCTTGCCAATTTTCAGTTCCAATACTAGTTGTATTAGCTTGATTATAAACATAAGGACCTTGCCACATAGAACCAAATGCATCAAAGTGATCATCAAACAAACTTTGTTTAACTATAACATAATTATAACTTGCACCAACTAAAGAACTAGGGTTAGTCTGTGTGCTTGGAGATGGATTAGTATTAGTATGTGTTGGATTGTTCCAACTAAATCCTTGTATGTAATCTAAGTTTATGCCTCCATATGCACCAGGATTAATTCCTTCATTTGCGATAGTATCTATAATTGCATCACTTACAGATGTAGTAGTTGTATAATCACCAGTTGATGGATCATATAATGATGAGTTTAAAAAGAAGTTTGGAAATGCATCAGTAATTGCAGAACCAGTAGTATTCACTGGATAATTCTGAGTTCCACTATTAAATAAGTACCAATCTTGATATTCAACTTCTATAGGATTTTGACATACTTCACAGTTAGGATATTCAGCAATAACACTAGCTACTGGAGTTTGAGTACTCGTTGTGATAATAGCATAACAACCACTAAAGTTATTCAATTGATATACATTACCTTGATTTAATGGCAATGGTACTGATGATTCAACGATTATAACTTGACTGCTTAAAGTACCACATGATTTTCCATATGCTCTAGCTTCATAGATATAAGTTGGAGGTGGACATTCTACTTGTACTAAATATGCTGGCGATTCACAACCATTAGCATCTCTAACAAAGTAACTGTAAGCACCACAACACATATTATTACGTGTAAATGTACCAGCAAATCCTTGATCTGACCAGAAGATGGTGAATGGTGCAGTACCAGTTGGTGTTACTACAATTGAACCATCACATAAACCTGGAGTTGCAGCAGTAACCACACTAGTTGCAGTTGGTCCACTCGCTACAGGTACTGTAACAGTTCCGGTGTAAGTTCTACCGATTGCATCAGTTAAGTTAATAGTCCAAGTACCAGAAGCTACATTAGGAATTGTGAATGCATATGGCGGTGGTGAATAGTTATTGTATTGACCTGATTGACCATCTGATAAAGTCCAGTTGATTGGACCAGCACCACCTACACTAACATTAACCGAACCTAATTGTCCAGGACATCCAGTGTTAACACCAGTTACTACAACATTTGTTAAGACTTCATTACTAAATGTAGGCACATAGTCATTTGCAGTTAATAACTGTACTTGTACTTCTGTGTAAGCACCAATCTGTAGATCGATAATCTTTTCAGGTATGTAATAAACACCATTAACAAAGATGGTATCATCAAATGAGAATGTGTTAAGATCTATATTGTTTAACACGAAGTGTGCTGTCACACGACGAGAGAACTTATTGTAAAGTGAATTGATATAACGAGACCAGTAAGTATCATAAAGAGTACGACCATTGCTATTGTAACCAACTACATCATCACCCCAATATTTGACATCATTACTAAATGCCAAGTTAAGACTCTGAGCAGTAATAGGAAACGTTTCATATTGACTTACTAAAGGATATTCATTAAGTGGTGTACCATCTTGTAAGTACCATGATTGTGGTGTAGTTTTTCTACCATTATAGAATAACAATCTAGTCTTAGGTTTAATAGGTAAGTGTTTAGTACCATTATCAGATGTATGTGTGTGTAACTGTGGTATGATCCATGAACTAGTACTAGGTTGCCCTTCTACTTGTGTAAATGGTGTGTTAGCAATTCCAGTTACTTTAACATCACGAGTTCCTTTAAGTAGATCATTACCACTATCAAACTGTAACCAA